AAAGACTGGCAACATGACTATATTAAGTACGGTAAGAAAAATGACTTCCCTCAAGAACTTATTAGATACTTTGAAGAACACGCAGAGCATGGAGCCATTGTAAACGCTAAGGCTCGTTACTTATGGGGCCGTGGATTGAAGGCTGTAAACAAAGAACAGGATGAGCAAGCTGATTTGTTTTTAAGTAAGGCAAATCGTTTTGAAAGTTGGAATAAGATAGGGCAAAAACTTGCATTAGATTGTGAGTTATTCAATTCATTTTATTTGCAAGTAATTACAGACATTAACGGCAAACCAGTTGAATATTTCCATTTGCAATACGCTAACTGCCGTTTAAGCGAATGCAAAACTAAACTTTACTTTTGTGAAGATTGGACTGTCAAAACCCCTGATTTCAAAGTATTTTCAATATATAAGAAAGGTAATGTAGGCACGTTCTTTACGTCTTTCAGATACTATCAGCCGGCAAAGAATAGAATAGACGCTGTTTATACAAAAGTGCCTTACAATGGATGTTTAAGCGAAATTAAATCAGATATTGACATCACTACATTTAATGAATCATTTATTAGACGTGGTTTCAGTTCATCAATGATGGTTACTTTCTTCAATGGCGAACAGCCGCCTGAAGTAAAGAGAGCTATCAAAGATAGGTTTGAGCAAACATATACAGGGGTTGAAAACGCTGGTAGTGTGGTTTTAAACTTTGCTGATAAGAACGGACAAGCCGCATCAATACAACCGATAAGCATTGATGAGTTAGATAAGAAATTCGAGTTTACTTCAAAGCGTTTACAACAAAAGATTTTAGTTTCTCATAACGTTACTAACCCCGAAATCTTTGGTGTTAAGACAGAGGGCAGTGCATTGGGTAATCGTGTTAGTGTAAAAGAATCTTATGAGTTATTCTTAAACACATACAGTAAACCTAGACAGGAGCCGTTGCTACAATATATAGCAGACATTTGCTACTTAATGAGTGGTGTATATATTGAGTTTGATTTCGACCAATTAGAGCCGATCGGATATGATTTCTCAACTGACCAAGATTTAACTCAAGATGAAAGACGCGCTATTAAAGGCTTTGAGCCGTTAAGCGAACAACAACCAACGGAACAAATACAAGCTCAAGTAAATAGCACATTAACTAACTTAACTGGGCGTCAATTCCAAGGGTTAATGAGAATAGTTAATAAGTACGATAAAGGCACTATTAACAAGCAATCGGCTATTGCTTTAATGGTAAATGGCTTTGGTTTGTCAAACGAAGACGCGTTAACTTTCTTAAACGAAAATGATGCGATTGATGAGAGCATTGTTAAAATGTCTAAGCAAAATGAGGATGTTATACTAGCTAAATTTTTAGAACTTGCCGAGCCTGACAACGAAGGCCATGAGATTTTGTTTGAAGAGGAAGTACACATACATAATTTAAAGGATGCTTTGAAATACGAATTAAAGGCCCATAGAATGTACTTTGAAGACGCGTTGAATATAAGTGTCACTGATTTAGATAAGGCAGTTTTAAACGCAATTAAAGGCAATCCTACATTAACGCAGGAAGAACTTTCTAAGTTGTTAAATGTGTCGATTGAAAAAATTAAACAATCAGTTTTTAGATTAAAGGATAAGGGGCTAGTTGAAAAGAATGCAAGGGCCTATGAAATAACTGATAAGGGCATTGAAAAAAAAAGTGAGCCGATTAAAACTACTACTATCAAAACAGTTTACAAATATGCAGTGAGACAACCGACACCACCATTGAAAGGTAATTCAAGAAAATACTGTCGCGATTTAATGGCTATGAGTAAAGATAAACACTGGACTTATGAGCAATTGGAAAAGATGGAAAACGAATTTGGGATGAATGCATTTGATTACCGCGGTGGTTGGTGGACCAACGCAAACACCGGAGAAACTACGCCTTACTGCCGTCATATTTGGAAAGCTATAACAATAAAAGAAACTAAATAAAATGGATGCATTATTTATAAGCCAACAATATTTAAAGGATAAATCTTTAATCAATGATAATACCGATTGGGAGTTATTACAGCCTTCAATTATCATGATACAAGATTTGTATTTACAACAAGTTTTAGGCACTCCTTTATTCGAGGATTTACAAGATAAGATTACTGATAACACGCTTTCAGTTGATGAAACTAATCTTATAAAAAAGTACATCCAAAAAATGTTGCATTGGTATATTTTAATGGAAGCGACTACTATTTTAAAGTATCGCTATACTAATAAAGGGGTCATGGTTAAGAGCTCGGAAAACTCACAGCCAATAAGCGAAAGCGAGATGAAAGTAGTTAAGGATGAGTGGCGAAGTATTGGCGAACGTTACTCTGAATTATTAACTAAATATTTAATCAAATATTCGTCAACTTTCCCACTTTATAATACTTATAACAGTGAGGGAATGAATAGGTCATTAACTAACTTATCAACTGGTATATTTATCAATGATGATTATATCATTCGTAAAGTTAACCCAAGCGACAACGACCAATTAACAGATTTCGGATGGACATATTAAAAAAATATGAGCAAAGCAAACGAAAAGAAAATTATAGAAAAATTAAAGGTTTTAAAGCCTACTGTATATGCTGACATTAAACCAAACAATCGAGATTTTAAAAAACTTTACTTCCAAACACAAAAGCCTAAATAGTTTCTATTTTGGCGACAAGTGGGAAGTTGGCGCAAGCAATCCAATTCAATACCCATTGCTTTGGTGTTCGCTAAGTTCGTCAACTATCACTAACAATGTTATTGAGCGTAAATTTGTCATTGATATTTCTGACAAAGTAAACTTAGACGAATCAAACGAAACGCACGTTCTAAGCGACTGCGAGATGATAGCTTATGATTTACTTAACTATCTTGAGCAAATCGCTGACAGCGGAGATATAGGCATTAAAATACAATCAAATACATCACTGACTGACTATACAGAAGATAGAGACGACATGGTTTCAGGTTGGTTCTTTGAGATTTCTATTAGTTCTCATATTGGGAACTACTCATGTAACTTACCTATTGCGAATGGTAATATTTTTGACGGCAATTATATTTATATTGACGGTCAATACAACGTACAATGTGGAGATTTTGAAGTGCTTATCAAAGACCAGTCGGGGAACACTTTACAAACATTTACAACTAGTGGCACATATACAGTTGAGGTGTTACAAAACATTATAGATACGATCACAAACAATACATCAACAATCATTCAACCATTAAACTAAAATGGCAAACGTAAACATACAATTAGGTTATAAGGATAGCGCGTGGTTCACAGCAAATGCAACATTAGTATTGCTTGCTGGTCAGGTAGTTTATTTACAGCAAACTGGACAATACAAGATAGGTAACGGGGTTACTCAATTAAGCGCATTAGCTTTTTTAGGAAGTTCAGTAATTGCAACGGAAACACAATTAGTTACGGCAACTGTTGTAAATAAAACAGGGGTTAATTTATTAGCTTCTAACTACCAAGCTGTTAAGGTTTCAACGGCTCAAGGGCAACGTTTAGCAGTTGATTTTGCTCAAGCAAATAACGATAATAATTCAGCTGATACTATTGGTTTAGTAAGAGAAAATATATCTAATAACCAAGAGGGCGATGTTGTAATTTTAGGACAAATAGTTGAGGTAAACACAACGGGTTCTTTGCAAGGAGAAACGTGGACGGATGGTGATGTTCTTTATTTATCACCTACAACAGCTGGTAGAATAACTAACATTAAGCCTACAGGTTTAACTGGTCATATAGTAATTATTGGATATGTTGAGTATGCTCATTCTCAACATGGAAAAATTTACACCAAGATTATGAACGGGTGGGAATTAGAAGAACTCCACAACGTAGCCGACGTAAGCTATACAACACCAATAAATGCTGATAGCTTATTGATTAAAGATAGTACGGCTTCATTATGGAAACGATTAACATGGGCTAATTTAAAGACTTTAATTTTTACCATTCCATCATTAGTTAGTCAGGCGGCTGGTGTTGCTATTACTGGGGTTCAATGGGTATTAGGTTCTAAACAATGGATAGGCGGTAATATCACTACTCAAAAAGAAATAGAGTTAACGTCACCTAGCTATTCATTTACAAC